TTGTAGGCGGATGCCAACATCTGCGCTTTGCGCGCCGACCATTGTCCTGGACGACCACCCTTGGAACCCGCTTTGATCCTATTGAACATACGCTTGCGCATGGCGGGCTTGGTATAGTTGCCCGCTTCATTGACGCGGGACTTGGTCTTTTTCTTTTTGGCGGGCATTACTTTTTCTTTTTCCTCCGCCTTTTTAAGGCCACGAAGTCGGACTTCGTGATTCTATTGCGGGGCTTTGCCGCCCCTGCAATCTTTTTCTGTTTGCCTGTCAATTTTCTTACCACTTCTTGCAACTCCAGTATCCTGCGGTCAGTTTAGACTTTTTCTCATCGCATTTATGTCTTGCTCGGAAGGATTTACGCCTTGCGGGTATGTTCTTCTTAATAGACATCTTAGGGTCTCCATAACGAACAAGGCGAACTTTGTCTCCTTCCTTGGCAAGTACGGCAAACTTCTTCGACTTACCCGGAGTCCTCTTGGGCTTATTATAACCACTAAAACGTTCACCTCGATAAGTTATGCTCATCAGTTTTTGTCATCCGCATACAAATTATCAAAGGTGGTTTCCCAATCCGTGTACGAGTCATGCTTCTCAGCGGAATGTACGTATTGACTGGGAACAAAATCAGGCGGACCCTCACCAACCAACCACAATGCGGGGTTCGTTACACGAACACGATTATTGGGTAGGGCGATGATTTGTCCCTTCCACGGTCCCTCAATCAATTCAAGCACGTGGCTTTGCTTATGTTGGGCGGGATCGTCGGCAATGGAATTGCCCGTGAAGTCAACGGTGAACATATAATGAGCTTTGTAGAACTCTCCGCCCAGCTTGGCGATCCAAGGGCTTGAACTTACGCGGTCAAGTTTAATGACTGCGATGTCGTGGGACGGACAATCCCATGGCTGAGCAATATGGGTAGGACACTTATCGGGCCATTCCTCGTAGGGAACGTCCGCAATCAATGCGGTGATTGGCATCCTTGCCCACATTGCGCCGCCATGTGGATTTGGGTCTTCCTCATCACATCCCGTGAATACGACCTGAAAAGACAAGCATCTGTTGGGAATCGCGCAGACTGCGATTGCCAAACCATGCAGATATTCTCCTTCGTACTTCATGTGATTATGCGTGAACTCCTTGCGGACCCACACTTTAAATTGCGGAACGTTTTCGAGAAGGAACGACATTTAGCGGCGCTTTCTACGCATTCCGCCTTTGCTCATATACTTGCTTTTCTTTTTTCCTGGCATGATATGTTGGGTTTTGATGTTGGTCGATAGACCGTTTGACCGATCTTAGAAAATTTCTTCATGCCGCTGATGCAGTCTGTCCGAACTGCGTGGGCATCGCGCCCAATCTGCCGATTTGAGCGTTTTGTTGTTGTTGAATCTGCATCTGACGCTGACTCATGTAATTTTGAATACGCTCCTGGAATGCGGGGTCTTGTTGGGCTTTTTGTTGGATATCAGGTTGAGCCAACCATTGCTGGAACACTTGCATCTTCAACTCATGCGCATCTTGCGGTTTCACGTTTGGCGGTACTCCCGCGACCAATTCCGCAATCGTTTGCCGTTCTTCATTGACTGCATTTTGAGATGCGGTCTCCTTGGGCAACAATACCTTTTCGGATGCGCCCGGCAAGACCTGTCCGATTGCCAATTGAAGCAAGCGCTCGGTGTCCAAAGTTCCGTTCTTATCGAGCATACCGCCAAGTTCCGCAACCGTCTTTACACGTTCAAGCATTTGTTGCGGGTCTTGCGTAGCGGCATCAAATTGCAAATAAAAATCAAAGCGTTCGCTTGGCGCGCCCTTGGAAAACTTTTGCATGTCGCGCATTCCGGTAACCCGAAAGAACTCAGCGTCAGGACCATACTGTTGATAGAGCGTATATATCTGATCGAACAAATGCTTGAGATGTTGGAAGACTTTGTCGATGTTTCGTTGTTGCTTCATTTGAGCCTCAACGGGATCAACGCCGGGTGCGTTCCTACCAATCAATCGATCAAATTGTTCTTTGACGTATTGTCGAACCTGAACCGATCCGCCGTCAAATCTTGGAGTATCTGCAAATCTGTACTCACCTGGTACACGATATGCAATACGTACACCCGGCCCCCAGCGGGTCGGAGCGCGCCCAAGTGGATGTTCCAAGGGTGGGAGCGTAGAAATGCTCTGTCTGTCAATCGATGCATCCTCTTCGATCTTTAAAATATTTTGCGGACCTTCTCCAAGCTCGGCAACCGAGCGGGAATGATAAAGTCGCTTACTGGTCTTTTCGTAAGTCGTGACGACGAACGGATATTTTCCATGACTGTAATCCAAAAGCTGATGCTTGGCATAGACTTCAGGTACGCGGTCACAAAAGATCGTGCAGTAAATGCCGGGAACGTCATCCTCATCGAGCAAGCGTTGATAGCAGTAAATTACGCGGATGGTCTCGTCGTCATTGCGAATGACTTCTTCCTGCAAGCGCAAATTGTTAATCACCGGATCCACTTCTCCGCGCTGGGCAAGTTCGATTGCCTTGTCCACGAACTCCTCGTCCCATCCTTCCGTGCCAATCTTCGCCCGAAGTTGCTCGGGTGTCATATTAATGACGTGAAAGACGTAGGGCGCTTCCTGCGGATCAATCGCATAGGATGGCCAAAATACGTCCTCATCGGGAGCGAGGGCTTTGATGCGTGGTTGATTGATCACTCTGCGGGTTATGGGTATCGTAGTCTCTCCGTCCTGACGCAACTCTCTGAGCATTCCGCGAGCCTTGGCCTTGGAAACCTTGAATTGTTCGTTCAGAGCGGCGGACAATTCATTGTCCATACTTCCGTCTTGTATCGCAGTCGCAATCTGTGGAAGGGCTTGAGCAATCTGATCAAGCTGAATGGATTGTTGTTGCTTGAGGTCTTGCGAGTCCCAGTAGCAATAATGCACCATCATGCCCTTCTCATAAAAATGATTGAGTCCGAGTTCCACTTCATCATAGAACTCCTGCATCTTCGTATTGAGCATCCAACGCATAAAGTTACTGATGACGTTGGAACGCTCGATATCATCGGATTCCACGGGTGTGGCAACGATATGGGCGCGTCTGATGGCATTGAGCGACATGGAAACGAGCGTGTTGATCGTTTCATCCACCATGCGCACTTCCTGATCACTCGCCCCTTCCCACGGGAAGACCTCTCCGGTTTCGCTCAGACTACCGTGCTTCTTGTAATCGTCGCTCTTTCCATTCCACAAACAGTTCCGAGTGTCGTAATCTCTTTGCCTACGATCCATCCATTCGCCCAAGTCGCTTTGGGTACGACGGTAAGTTTCCTGCAAGTATCCAATATCGGGTTCCTTGGAGACGAACAATAACTCAGGGTCTGCGGAACTATGCATTATCTGCCCACTTTTTTCATCGCACTTTTATGGGACTCCGTGAAAGTCTTTCCTCCACGCATAAGTTTTCTCATATGAGCCATGTGCTTCTGAGTGTGATGCTTGGAATGTCTTTTGAGGGCATCCGTTTGACGTTTTGTCAATTTTTTCACTTTCATGCAGTAGCAAATTATAGCCTTTTGTAGTTGCCAGGTCAAACGGATTAATTCAGTCTTAAATCGTATTCATGTTTCCCCCGTGGTCTTTGGCGTTAGGGACCACGGGGTTTTTTAATATCCTCCGCCACCCGTGGCCATCATATTTTGAGAAGTTATGTGATCCGCCCCGCTGACCATCAAGTATCTCAGACAATCGATCTGATCCTTGAAATGTTCCGCCCTTGATTGTCCGGTATATTCCATCATCGAAGTAATCGTATTTTCGCATTGGTCGGAGACGTACAACTTCGGTCTGTTCTCGTCCGTCATTTCCTCCGTATCGTTCCACGATAGCGCATCGTTGATTTTTGCGATTCCCGATTCGATCTCCACACCGGGAGCGGGACGCATGACGAATCCCAAGTTCGCCATAGTCGTAATGATGTTGCTCTCGCCCTCCTTCTCCCTGACCGTTGCCGCCCCCATTCGGGGGTCTACGATTCGTTCGAATATTTCCTCCTCGTTTTCCAAATCCTCAAAGTGATTTTGATAATCGGAATATCCCCAACCGAGCGGACGCTGGGCGGGACCGGGCTTTCCCACGCTCTTGCCCACTCCATTGACGTGCGG